TCATGTCGTTACCCTCCATTCGGTATCGATTTTCCCCGACAGCATGTCCCGGAGCGAATTCATCGGGAACAGCCGGCCGGGGCACGTCTTGAATTGCCCACGCCTCCAGTCGTGTCCGGCCATCCGTCCCGCGTCCCGGTGCCCGATGACGTTCGAGGCCGGGATCCGGTGGTTTACCATGCCCGCGAAACAAAGGTCTCTCAGAAACATCAGCGTTTCGATATCCGGGGGCGCCAGGTCGAAGTTGCCGACCACGCAGACGCCCAGGGAGCGGGAATTCATATGCATCTCCTTCGTGTGCGCGCCGGGCTGCGTCTCCGACCGGCCCCGCATCGCCACGAGCACGCCTCCGACCCGTTCGATCCCATGGTGGTACCCGATATCGGACCAGCCGTTCGTCTCGACGTGGTACCGCCGGATCGCCTCCCAGTTGACGGTCTGTCCGTCCTTTGTGAGCGAGTGGTGGACCACGATGTATTCGGGCCTCATCAGACGATCCTCATCACGATCGCAAACGGTAGGCGCTCCGTGCCGGCCGTGACCACCTTCGCCTCCATCCGATAGACCTGACCCGGAGTGCCGCCGATATAGACAGCGGAGACGCTCTCGTTCCCCTCGTCGATCTGCTCCGAGCCCACCCTCTTCGCGGTCGCCGTTATGTCGACATTCGTGCTGTCGTCGAACACCTTGATCGAATCGATGGAGGCGATCGTATCGCCGGTGGCCAGGTCGTCGCTGAAGTCGTGGGAGATCCGCCGCTCGGCCCACGCCGCCTTGGGCAAGTTCGTATAGATGCGGATCATCAGTTGTCCCTTCTTCCGTATTTCCGGACCATGCCGGGGACCCGGAGAACGCGCGCCATGCCGGGGACCCGGAGAACGCGCGCCATGCCGGGGACCCTGCAGACCTCGTCGACCGGGTAGATGACGATCGTCCCGCCCACCACAACCGGGTTCCCGGCGGTCAAGGCGGAGATCGCCGCGCCCGGCACAACGACGATCGCGCCGTAGAGCACGCCCGGGTCCATCGCCGCCGCGATCGCCTGGGCGGTGGCAGGGGAAAGCGCAATCGATCCCAGGACCGCCCCGGGCCCGATGGCGGAGAAGCCCGATTCGCCGGGCGCCGGCATGATCAGCACGGCTCCGAGGATCACCCCGGGCGACGACGCCTCGGCCGGCGCTTGAGCGCCATCCGCCGCCAGGTCGACGATTACGCCCCCGCCCTCCTGTACCCGTCGGCGCGATCGCAACGGAGACGGCTGTAGCCGCGCCAGGGGCCAAGACAAGCGTTCCAAGCACGACGACGGGATCCGCTCCGCCGGCTAAGGCCTGGGCCGTGGCCGGCGTCAGGAGCAGTCCGCCGAGTATGGCGGCGGGAGCGACTCCCGAAGCGATTGCCTCTGCTGCCGCGGGGGAAAGGGCTAGGCTTGCGAGAACGACTGGCGGATCGACGCCGGAGGCGAGAGCCTGAGCGGGATCGCCCGAGAGATACAAGATCACATTCCCGGCCTGGACGGCGGGATCAAGGGCGTCCGCGAGCGCAGCGGCGGGGGCCGCCACGATAACCAGCCCGTTCAGGACGATTGTCGGATCGACCGTCCCGGAGAGTGCTTCCGCCTGCGCGGGAGAGAGAACAAGGCTTCCGAGGACGACCCCAGGATCCACGGCCGATGCCGCCGCAGGTGCGACGGCCGGAGGCACGGCGACGGACCCGAGAGCCACCACCGGGTCCGCACCGGCAGCGGCGGCCGCTGCGGGATCGCCCCCCAGATCGACGACCACCGGAGCCACCGGCGGCGTGTACCAGATCTCCATCGTGACCGAATCGATATAGACGTCGTTATTCGAGTTCCCGGAGCCGCCCGCGAGGCAGCCGATCGCCACGCCGAAGTCCGGGTCCTTGACCCACGCGGCAGTGAGTTCGTTTCCCCACTTGTCCGCCGATCCGCCCTTGGTATAGTTCACCGCCGAGGTCGTGAGGGCTTGCGGTGTTGCGTACTGGTTCGTCCCGACCTTCGCGCGGGAGGTGTCCAGAAGCTGGGCGAGGTCGATGTTCACGACCACAACCGCATACCTGGCATTGATGGTCACCAGCACGCCCTCGATCGTGGAGCCGTCCGGGATTAACGCGATCGCAGGAGGGTCGAAAGCGGACGCCTTCAGTACATACGTCCGATCCCCGGCGTCGAACGTGGCGGCGGTGACGCTGGCTTCCCCGGCCCCGTATATGTTCTCCGGGTTCGACCAGTCGTTGTTCGACCACGGAGCTTCCGCAGCGGTTACAACAGCTGTCGGAACAAGTGCGCCGGTAGTCTCCATCTCTTGCCCTGCCGCCTCGAATGCCTTCCTATAGCTCGACCTTCCCCTCGCGCCGCAGCCGGTTGTACTCGGCGTTCGCGGTGTGGGGGACGGCCGCGTTCACGTCGACGCCGACCACGGAAACGTCTTTCTGGAACTTCGACAGCACCCATCGGGCGTCCTTCGTCCAGTGGAGCCACAACGCCGCCGGGCGCTCCCGGTACTCCCGCGGATCGACCATGCGGGGGTTGGAGAAGATCGCCGCCCGGGCCGCGGGGTCGGTGACCTTCTCCTCGACATAACCCACAAACCGCGCCAGGCGCTTGAGGTACGTCGTCGCGCAGATCCGCGCGATCTCTACCTGCCCCTGGGTCGGGCTTTCTACGGAATAGCCGAGCTTCTCGAGCCAAAACGGATAGACGACGTTGGGGTCCAGCTGGTGCGCGATCACGCCGTCATCGATCTTTCGGTCCGCGCGGTCGCGTGCGGACATCGGAGCGCTCCAATCGGGGTGGGTCTTCATCGTGACCTCCTTTAGGTGAGCCGGACTTCGGCGTTTTGGAGCGTCAGGGACTGGGTATCGGAGACCGTCCGGTCGGAGACCAGATCGAACCCGGCGAGCACGTCCCGAACGGCGGGCGTCACGTTGTCGTCGGTGAACGCCATCCACCGTGCGGGCCCCACGTTGCCGCCGGAACCCGTCCAGACCAGGTCCTTCGCCTGGACCAGCGCCCGGTCGTTTACGTCGTCCTCGGTCAGGACATCGAAGTCCGTAGAGTTGCGGGCGAGCGCCATCCCGTCGGTTGTGTACCCCGTGCCGCCCGTGATCTGCGTCAGCTCGGAGAGCGTGTTCGTGTCGGCCACCGGCGCCACGGCCGAGGTGCACAGCACGGCGTAGATGTTGGCGGGCGCCGCGAGCGCCCGGAAGAACAGTCCCAGGATCCTGTACTTTCCTCGGTTCGTCACAACGGATGCCATCGTCATATCCTCCTTTTTCTACAGGCTCCGGTTCGGTTCGTCCTGTCCGCTTCTTCACCCGACGAAATCGTTTACGTCCGTGGTCTGCTTCCGGTAATACGTCAGGTTGTTCCCCACATAGAGCTGCAAGTAAATCGTCGCGACCATGCCCTGTGCGGAAGAAACGTCGATATAGTTGGTCACGGGGGTCCAACCCGATCGGGCAACTGCCCCGGGATTCACATCCGAGTACACGCCTCCCAAGCGGAACCGGGAATCGCAGATTAAATTGCCCGTGCCCACGAGCTCCCCGTTGATCCTCAGGCGCGTAACGCCGAAGGGAATATAGATCTGGAAGCTGGCCACGTCCCCTCCCCAACCGACCGTCGGGGAGGAGACTTCATTGATCGTCGGCACATAACCCCTGTTGTCCACCGGGACGAGCTCTACCCCGTCGAAGAACACGTCTCCCGCCACGTCGGTATCCGTGTATCCGCCGATCAGCCGCACCTTGACAAATCGCGTGCCGGCGGCCGGTATCCATCCGAGGACGATCCGGGACCGGATTGTCGGGTTCGTCGTTGAGGAGAACAGCGTCACCGGCGACCCGCCGAGCTCCACCTTCGCCTTGTCATATTGGCGGACCTGGACCATCACCTTGATCCCGGGAACGGAGCAACGGTAGATCAACCCGATCTTCCCGTTGAACAGCTCGCTAGCCGCGATGTAATCGCTCTCCAGGTACCCGCCGCCGTTGTTCGATCCGGCCGCCCGGGTGAACTTGTACGACTTCGCGCCGTGCATCGGAGCGGAGATGTCGTAGGCGCCGGACCCGCCCGGGTAGAGGTAGCGCGTCCAGGTGTCGGGGATATTGTCGCCGTCCTCGTCGATCTCGAAGGAGCCGTTCGGGATCCCGCCGCCGCCACCCCCGCCGCCGCCGCCGCTGCCGGAACCGATGAGGGAGTAGAGGTATTCGAAGTTGTTCTTGATCTTCAGGAGGAGGTCGGTCGTGACCGGCTCGTCCTGTTGACACTCGGCCTGGGTCAGGGCTTCGTACGCCATTCCGGCCTCTCCTTAGTAGGGGTGGTACCCGGGGTCGCCGTTGCTCATCTTCCCGTCGCTCCCGGCGATGTACCCGTATTCGCGCTGCGCGGCGCTCGCAAACATATAATCCGGCTGACCCGAGGGGCCGATGATGCAGAAGCGTCGGTCGCTCATCTTGAGCAGCTGGTATCCGACCTTCCCGGCCTTCATTTCCCGCTTGACCACCTGGAAGGACAAGCCGGGAATGGGCCTTCCGTCCGGAAGCAGAATCTCGTCGGTGGTAAGGAGCACCCAGTCCCCGGTCTTGATCGCGCTATCCTTCAAGTCCAGGAGGAAGGAGACGATCGTCTGCCCCTCCCTGGCCTGGAGCACCTTCCGCCCGGCGAGGTTTTTCACCGCCTGCGCCGCCAGCTCCTCCTGCATGTAGGTCGCCGATAGCCATCGGCAGAAGATTTTCTTCTCGAGCACCTCGCCGTACGCATTGGAGCTTTCGGCGTCCGCGTCGACCGCGACCTCGAGGCGGCTGTAGGAGAGCACGTCGTCGAGCTTGCCGATCGGGTTCTTGTCCCAGTAGATCGCACAGCGCGTGAGCCTGGCCTTTTCGTTCAGATCGACGCTGGCGGACCCGGAGACGATGTTGCTCTCGTCGTCGATCGCGTAGTACTGCCGGCCGGGGGCGTTGGGGACGTTGCGCCGCACGGTGACTTTCAGGTCCTCCCCGATCCAGATCCGGGCGTCCAGGAGGTCCACGATCTCCATGACCAGCACGGAGAGTTTCACGGGCTCCGACACGACGGCGAAGAAGAGGACTTCTCCCGTCGGCCACTCCCGGGCCTCGGCGAAGGAGGGCAGGTTCAGATCCGAGTCGGCCAGGCCGCCGTCCGCCTTCAGGAGGTCGTCTTTCAGCAGGTCGCACCAGTTCTTCGGACCGTAAACGCGGCACTTCTGGGCCTTGGCGTTTACCGCGTGGTCGTCGGCCACGGTGCGATACGCCCCCCGGGTCAGCGTGAGCAGTTGCCGCGCCTCCGCGTTGATCGACTGATACCCGATGACTTCCGTGTCCATCCGAATGTACCCGGAGGGGTCGAATCCCTCCACGGAGGTGAGCGTCGCCCCGAAGGTGGTGGCCGCATCCAGGGCCGCGGCGAGCTTGCTGTCGAGCTTCGGGGGGACCTCGATCTTCGACAGGTCCCGCAGGATATCGACCGCCTCCACGTGGATGACCGCTTTGCCGAGCGTGATGTTCTCCAGCACCCCGTTCCAGCGCTCCTTGTAGTACTCCTCGCTGTCGCCCAGGAACCCCTCGAAGATCCGGATGCGCCGCCGCCGGTAGTTCGGGTTCCGCGCGAGCAGGCGCTTCCAGAAGGTTCCCGGATGCGAGGCTCGCTGGCTCCAGTACGGGTCGGTGTGCACGTCGATGTCGGAAGCGTCGTCGTGGAACTCGACGTTGATCCGCGAGTTCACGGTCAACGAGGTCTTGATTTCCGTCGGCAGGATCTTCAGGCTCTTGACGTACGGGCGGACGTTGTCGAACGGCTGGGGCGGCTCGGAGAACAGGTAGTCCCGGTCCTGGCGCAGGAACGCGGAAAAATACTTGCACGTCGCCCAGGTGTTGTAGCAGGGAACGCCCGTCGCGAGACACGGATCGACCCCGAAGGTCCGGCCGCAGAAATCAAGCGTGATGATGACCCGGGCCAACGGCGTCCGACCCGCGGATACCGGCACCACCGTCGTCGCGCTCACGACCGCGGATTCCCCCGATTCGAGCCCCTCGTCCACGACCGTCACGAAATAGTAGTAGGTCGTCTCCGGCAAGAGCGACGGGTGGATGAACGGGGAGGAGACGCCTTCGATCTTCGTCCCCGTGGACTTGGTGATTCCCGGAGAGAACCCCCAGTACAGGTTGTACGAGTCGGCCCCGGCAACGTCGTCCCAAGAGACCGTGATCTGCCCGATACCGCCGACGGCGGAGATGTTTCCGGGAGCGCCCGGCCCGGAAACGTACTCGGCCTGGGCAAAGAACTGGGAGACGCGGCATAGCGGCGGCGGCTGGAACTCCACGCCCGCGAACAGGTGGGTGATCTTCTGGGTGATCGTAGGGTCGTATTCGACCTGCGCCCCGACCTGGGAGATCTTCTGCTGCGGGGGCGGATCGTATTCGCCTTGCGCCCCGAGCTGGGTTGTCTTTACCTGGTCCGCCATGGCCGCCTTCTATGCAATCGCCTTGATGCCGATCTCCATCCCGTTGACCTCCGAGGGGGTGAAGGCTTGGGAGGTGGCCGGGTTGTTCACCCAGATGTCCCGGACGTGCTCGGAGAGGCCCGTCGGCAGGGCCACGACGCTTCCTTCGTAGTCCGCGCCCCCGGTCCGGATCACGAAGGCCAGGTTCTGAGGGGTTGCGGCCCCCTCCTTCTGCGCCCTCGCCGCGAACTGGACGCACTTGACGGCCGAGGCGTCAGCGGGCAGGTCGCTCGCGGCGTAGGTGTCCTTCTGGCCGACGGTGTTCGTGGTGATGTAGTCCGCGTCCGACGGCGGGACCTCCTCGACGCAGTCCCAGTTGGCTCCCGCCGAGGGCGTCCATTGCGCCGAGTTCCCCGCGCCGGTCGGAAATACCCCCGCGATCTTGGTGTCGCCGGGCCATTCCGTGTCGTCGACCACGACGTTGTCGAAATAGGAATAGCCGCTATTGGCAATAGGGAACCCCGGAACCGACTTACCGAGCAGAAACGAGTCAAACGTGGTATCCGTCCCGGGTTTGGTATCCCCGGTGAAGTCTAAAACCGTGACGCCGTTCAGCTTCATGACGACCCGGCCGGCGGTGTCGTCGATTTTGATATAGATTTCGACCTTGTAGGTCGTATTACTCGACCACAAGCCCCCACTGGTGCTTGCCAACAAGCCGGCACCGCTGACAATTTGGAAGATACCGCCCGGGCCGGAGGAAACATTGATCAGAGGTGTACTGCCCTTATAAACGGATAATATTCCAAGAGCTATAGACGGCTGCGTCGTGCGCCACCGCAAGGCGAAATATCTCTCGCCGGCGGCGGCGAGGGATCGTTGGACATAGGCGGTGGACGGAGTGCAATTCAGGCAGTAGTTGCCGTCCATGTCCAACCCGGCCGAGGACACGACACTAGCGCCTACTTGGGTCGGCCAGAATGACAGGTTCCCGTGCTCGAAGCCGTCCACGAAAATCCGTCCCATCGTCTACTCCTTCGCCCCCTCGATCTCGATCTCGAAGGTCTCGTAATGGAGGCCCCTGCTGACGTCCGGGCGCCACTTGTACCCGTCCGGCACCGCCCCGTAGTGGACCTTGTCCGGGTAGGCGGAGAGGTCCCACCCCCAGAAGAACGGTTTCAGGTTGCTGGCGTGCCCGTCCCAAAAGGGCGCAAGGTTCGCGTCGAGCCAGGTCCTCAAAAGCCGGGTCCACGTCGCGCGGACCCGGAAGGTCTTCCACCGCACGGTGACGCCCAGGAGCACACCGAGCTTGCTCCGATTCGTCTCCCCCTCGATCCCCTCCTCGGAGGGCACGAAGGGGGAATTCGGCGGGTACGGGAAGTCGATCCGGGGACCGACCACGGCGACCGCCATCTGCGGCGCCGCCGTGCACCCGGCCAGGCCGATCCGCCAGTACCGGGCCGTAGCGGAGGCGAACGTTTTGAGGAGCGCCTTGTCCGTGGACGGGACGAACCCGGCGAGGCGCGGGGTCCAGACGGCGCCGTCGTCGGAGCTCTCCACGGAGACGGTCGCGCCGACGGTCTTCAGGTTGTGCTTCTTGACGCCCAAGGCGTCGGCGGCCTGGGCGTTGCCGACCCCAAGATCAAGCGTTACGGACTGCGCACCGCCCGCGTTCGCCTTCCAGTGGGTGTACTCCAGGCCGTCCGCGAGGCTGGCGGCGTAGTAGCCCGCCTCGGTGGTCGACGCGGAGATCGTCCCCCCCAAAGAGAACAGGTTCGTCGCGAGGATGACGGGCGGCATCGTCAGGTCTGCCCGTCTCCGTATGCCTTCTGCAGCGGGCCTACGATCTCGCGGGCGAATCGATTAAGGGCCGCCTCATCGAAGATCCCGTCCCCGTAGATCTGTATATTGATCTCCGGGGCGAAGACCTTTTTCTCCGGCTCCTGGGGCGCGGAAGAAGGGGGAGATCCGGCGGCGGCAAAGGAAGGCACACCGCCGCCGCCCGCACTCGCGGACCCTCCTCCACCTGCCATCTGACCGATTGCCGTAGCCGCGATCAAACCGGCGTTGATGTATCCGATCGTCATCCACTTCGCGTAGGCGGCGGCCGCCAAGGCGGGACCGACGATGGGGATCCCCGCGAGCGCGGCGGCGGCCCCGATCGCGGCCATATGCCCCTGGACGATCGCCATCGCCACCGCGACTCCCTTCGCGATCACGAACTGAGCCTTCGCGTTTCCGCCGGCGAAGGAAAGGAGCGCGTTCGCCGTGTTCATGGCGATGCTCATGTACGCCATCGCCTGGGACGCCTTCTGCTGCTGCACCATCGCGTCGGACTCGACGGCATATTGGTTATACGCGTCCGTGATTGCGGCCTTTTCCGCCTCGGTTTGCCGGATGATTTCGGCCTCGGATATTCCCTGCAGGCGCAGGCGTTCCAACTCCGCCTGGTACGCCTCCTCCATCGCCATGACCTTCCGGTCCTGTATTTCGGACCACCGATCAAAGTCCTGTTGGTACGGATCGGTGCCAAGATCGAGGGCCATGAGAGTTGATAGTTCTGACCCCATCGGGGATCCGGCCGCAAGCGATCCGGCCGCACGGTCCGCCGCAGCCTTCTTCAGGTCCATCTGTTGACGCGTGAGATCGAAGATCTCCCGCTCCAGCTCGAGCCGCCGTGCGGCCGGATCGCTGACTTCGTATTCCTTCAGCGCGATGATCTTCTCGCCCAGGAGGGCATATTCCGACGCAAGGCGTACCCGTTCCGCCTCGTCGGCGTTCGCGGCCTTCGTGAGGAGCGCGGATTGCTGCAGCTTCAGATCCTGGAGATCGAGGAGGTATTTCTCCCGAATGACTGCCGACTGCGTAACGTTCCCCAGCTGCCTGGCGTATTCGAGTTCCTTGCGCGCGGCCTCGACCGTCGCGCCCTCCTTGGCGATCCGCGCGAGCTCCTCCTCCACGTCGACCCGCGCCCGCATCGCCTCCCACGCCAGGCGCTGGGCCTCCATCTCCTTGCGGCCCTGCTCGACGGCCTTTTTCATCGCGTCGGTTTCCACGTACCCACCGCCCCCGCCTCCACCGCCCCGGCCGCCGGCGCCGGATACGTCGGGGACGGCTCCGACCTTGACGGCCCGCATCTGGCCGACGAGATCGCGGATCGTCCTGCCGACGGCGTCGTAGGCGCCGTTCACCCGCTCGGTCTCCGCGATCACATCGCCCATGACTTCGTGCGTCGATGCGGCGAACGTTCCCAAGGACGACTCCAGCGTATCGAAGGGGTTAGTCTCGATCGTTCCGAGCTTCACCAGCCCTTCGAAGATCAGATCGAGCGGCAGCAGGAGGAAACGAAGGGTTTGAAAAAGATCCAGGACCGCCTCGGAGATCCCCACGACGGCGGCCTGTCCGACCAGCTTGATCATCAGCCAGCCGTTGTGGAAGAACCGGAGCGCCTCGACGGTCTTGCCGATCGCCTCGATCATCCAGATAAAGCCGTCCCTGGACAGTTCCATCAGATAGAGCCGGTTGTCCTTGACCTTCTGCCCCAGGTCCTGGAAGAACTTGAGGAGGATCTGTATCGTACCGGCGAAAAACTGGTTCTTCGTGATGAGGAATCCGACCTCCTCCCGGAAATCCCCGTAGACCTCTTTTAGCTGCTTCACCCTTCCCGAGTAGGTCTGCGCCGCGGCCGCCGCCTGCCCCCCGAATTCCACGTTGAGTTCGGCAAGGATCAGGCGCTGCGCGTCCGCCACCCGGCCCGCCTCCACCATCGTCCTGATCTGTTCTTTCTGGGTTTCGGTGAAGGAGACCCCCACGCGTTGGAGAGCGGACACTCCCTCTATCGGATCGTTTAATGCCTTTCCCAGCTGTATCGCGCTGCTTTTCAAGTCCTGGTCGAGCGCCGTCGACATATTGAGGACGGCCTGGATGGCCTGGGGGAAGACTTCCCGGCCCACCTTCGTGAAGGTCAGCATCAAGGCCTGCGCCCGGACGATCGCATCGTCCCCGTAGGTCGTAAGGCCCTGCAGCCCGGACGCCATCCGCTTGAGTTCGTCGGCCGTGTACCCCGCAGCGCCGCCGGTGGACCGGATCACGGCCGAAAGCTTCGCCTCGGCTTCCTCCGCCTCGTTGGCAAACCGTACCGATTCCGCGACGAACCGGACCGCCCGGGCGATCGCAACGGCGGAGACCGCCGCGGCGGCGGCAACCGCGATCCATCCGGCCCGCATGCGTTGCGTAGCCGCGCCGGAGTGCTGCTCGAATTCCCCCTGCGCGCCTTCGACCTTCCGGATGCCGGTGATCGCCCCGCTGGGGTCCGAGGTGATGACGACGCGTACCACGGTTTCATTTGCCATGGTTCAAGGACTCCATCCGGTAGATCTCGAGCTCGTCCGACATCTCCGCGATCCCCATCCACTCCTCGACCAACAGATCGTCGGCCGCGAAGGGGTAGCCCGCCGTTTTCAGCCGGTACAGGAACATGACGTGGGAGAACCAGTCGCTGGGTGCATACGGCTCCCGATTCTCACAAACGGCGCAGGCCGCCTCGAGATGCGGCCCGCAGGATTTCGCACACTCCTCGCGGTGCGCGGAGCTGCAGTTCTCCCGAAGGCGCTTTAGCTCCGAGCCAAAGGGACGGCATCTTCGGTTTCCCCCTCGAAGGCGAACCCCGCTTCGTCCGCCTTCGTGCTGATCCCGTCGAACGCGATGCGAGCCACCGCCGTCACGACGTCCGACGCCGTGGCCGCCAGCAGGTCCTTCCAGTCCTCCCGGTAGGCGGGAGAGGCCGGATCCGAGGAGATGGGGATCCCGTCGTATCCGAAGCAGCCCTCGCCGATGCCGGTGATGATCTCCAGCCCGTATTTGCGCGCGGGATCGAAGTGGTCGACCAGGACCTTGCCGCCCTTCCGCCGGACCGTAGCCTGGCGATAGCTCTTCAGCACGGAGGCCGGCGGCGTGCGGTAGAAGACGACGAGCTCCTCGCCGCTGACGGCGTCGGCCAATACGATCTTGTTGCGGTCCGATCCTTTCAGGTCTCGCATTTACCCTCCCGGGTCTCAGCTGAAGGTGATGGTCAGTTCGTTGTTGCCAGCCGCCAGGGTCGGATACGCTCCGAAGGCGAGCTGGTAGATCCGCTCCTTCTCCCGGGCGCCGTACTTCGGCGCGTCGGTCAAGGCGCAGTTGGGCATGGCGACGACGACCTTGTTTCCCGTGGCGGCGCCGAACTGCGCGGAGATCGCCCCGGGGGTGGAGGCGTTCCACGCCGTCCACGGGTTGTAGGTGGCCAGCGGCACGACTCTCGGGTCGCACGACCCCTTGACGTTGCGGTCGTTGTGGAAGTACCGCAGGATGCCGCTGACGGAGTTGGCGTCGACCCGCTTGCCGATCTCGGCTCCCAGGTCCACCTCGAAGTTCTCGATCGCTCCCGCGTACCCGTTGATGGAGAACAGCGCCGAGAGGAACCTGGGCGGCACCGCCGCGTCTCCGAAGGTCGGCGCCGGGGTCGCCTGGTCGGAGGCGTGCGTGCCGGCGTAGATTCCGGTGAGCTCCAGCACGAGCTTGCCGTAGTCTCCGCTCTTGCCGGAGAGCTTCAAGGACCCCGTGCAGCCGAGCGCCTTGTGGAGGATCCCGTCGGCGTACCAGTAGATCGTCACCGATTCGCCGTCCTCCGCGCTGGTCAGGGAGTAGACCACGGAGACGAGCGCGTTGACCGTCTCGGGCATGTTGCAGGCCCGCAGCAGCCGGCCGATCCGGGGGACCGTATCCACCGCGCTGCCCGCCCCGCGGATCTCCACGGGGATCGAGAGCTTGATCCCCTCGCCGACGTTGGCGGGGACGAGCTTGCCGAAGTGGGGCATCACGACGTCCCGCTCCAGCGACCGCCCCACGATCTCGTAGCTGACGGCGCCGCACAGGATGGCGTCCGTAGCCGGCGCCGGCACCGGATCGACTCCGTAGGCGACCTCGGTCTTCGCCAGGATGAGCGATTTCCTCTCAAGAGACATCGGTGGTTTCCTCCCCGCCGGCGGACTTTTCCGCCTCGGCCGGCGCTTCCGTGGTCAGTCGTTTCCGCATCGCCTCGTCGTCCAGGTTGGGACGCAGGATCCCGTCCGTCCCCATGACGAAACTCCCCGGCTCCTCCGCCCGCCGCGGAGCCTCAGAGCTGGGCATAGAGATCGTCTTCCTTGTGCCGGTACTCGATTTCGATTTCAACGCGCATGCCTCCCGTGGGATCGTTCATCTCGCCGATGAACGGCTCGCTCCCGTTCTCCTCGGTATCCACCGCCAGGCCGCCCCGCTGGCGGTCGGCGAGGACCGCATTCACCACGGCGGCCATGGCCACGTTCGCGACGGCCGCGTGCCGGGACAGGTCCAGAACCGTGATCTCCAGGAGCAGCGGGAGGTGGCAGGTGGTCAGCCCCGAGGGGCCGGGCTCCTTCCTCTCCTTGCCCTCCCATACGTTGATCGCCGGCAGCTCGTGCTGCTGGTACTTCGTCCGGCGCATGCGGTCCACGGTGCGCACGGCGGCCGAGGCCGTGACGTCCGCCACCAGGTTCCCGATGATCCGCTCGCGGATGGGATCGGCCATGGTATCTCCCTAAAACCCGTCGAGCGCGTCTTTGGAAAAGGTCTTGTCCTTGGTCCGTGCGGCCAGCGTATTCGTCTCCCCCTGGACCGCCGGCGCCGTGACCAGGCCCAACGATACCTTGCCGTCCGCGATGCCCTTCAGGAGGCTCACCGCGTCCTTGTAGCGGTCCCGGATCTGGTCGGGAGCCACGTCGTCGTACAGGAGGTATCGCGCCACGTCGCAGGTCATGCGCTTCAGGATCTCCGGGACGATCTCCAGGGGAAGGGTGTACCGGGAGGCGATGTATCCGTTGACCTCGGCCTCCGCGTCGGCGAGGGCCCGGGCCACGACGACCGGGTCGATTACACCCGTAGGGGGGTCGGCGCGGTCGGTGAGCCGCACGATCTCCGCCGTCCCGAAGCGCTCCTCCAGGTCCGCCTGCAGCGCGTACGCCATCGGGCCCTACTCCTGTGCTCCCAGCTCGGTCAGGCGTTTCCTGGCGGCGTCTGCGACCGTCTTGCGCGTGTCCGCGTGCGACAGCTCCACGACCTCCTCGGTCGTTTGCGCCGCCAGAATCCTGGCGATGACGGCTTTGGCCGCCTCGGCGGACGCGGCCTCTCCCGGCGTCGCCGCCTCGATGATCCGCGCCTTCACGAGCGGCTCGATCACCTCGGTCCGCTCGTCCTCGATCCGCACCGTATCGCCGACTTGGTACCGCTTCCCGTCGAGCTTCAACGGGGAGATCACCCGGTATTCGCTCTTGGCCATGTCCGCTCCTTTAATGGACTGTGCGGCGGCCCCTTGAAGCCTGGAACCAAGGAGCCGCCGCCCTGGGGTGTGTCCGTTTTACGCCACCGCGTTTTCGATGAAGTAGCCGAGATCGTTGGCGGTCACGAGCTCCTTCACCGACTCGCCCACGCGCACGTTCTGACCGCCCCGCAGGCCGATGTTGGGATCAGGAATCGACCCGGAGACGCGGGTGCCGAACTCGGCGGTGTAGCCGAAGGTCGTCCCGCGCTGCGTGTCGGCCAGCTTGTCGCGGTAGATGAGCGAGCAGTGCTTGCCCCATACGCGGGCGTAGACGGCTGCCTGGCCCTTCTTCGCCGTGTTGAGCCACCCCTCGCCGACCTGGATCTCGTCGAACTCGAAGAGCTCGGCGACGGCCTGGCGGGAGACGATCCCGGCGTCGGCCGCGGTGCCGCGGACGGCCTTGATCATCTTGGGGTGCATGACGAGCTTGGTGAACGCCGCGCGGCCGATCACCATGATGTTCGGCCGCATGATGCAGGCGTCCAGGCCGACCATGATGTCGTCGATCGGATCGGAGTTGACGAAATCCGACCACTGGTCGACGCCGGCCAGCGCGACGCGGTTGGCCGCCGCGTAGGTCCCCTGGGCGAACACCAGGGCGGCGGTGCGGACCTCCCGGCCCAGCGTGATCAGGTTGGTCAGGCCCTCGACGGCGCGTCCCACGGGGTCGTAGCCCGGGGGGGCGTTCTTGATGTCGTCGTCGGGGATCGGGTCGTCGAGCCCGTAGTCCTGGGTGGCCGAATCGGTCTTGACGCCGGAAAACTCGACCTTCGTCGGCGCGCTCTTGCGGCCGACCTTGGTGTCGGGGATCGTGAACCCCTCGGCCTTGGTCTGCAGCATGTACGAGAACTGCTCCTTCCCCACGGGGACGCGGGGCAGGACGCTGTCGGCGATGAGCTTGGGGTTCCGGTAGGCGATCGCGATCGCCGTGAGCTCGGGGATGATCGGGAACGGAGCGGGCATGGGCTTTTATCCTCCTTGGGTGAATGGGGTTGGCAACGTTACGGCGCTTATCCCTGCATCACGCCCGGGGCGATCCGGCAGCTCCCGATGTCGGAGACGGCTCCCGCCACCAGGGCGAAGCCGATGAGCCGGTTGTTGACGCCGGCGCCCGGCGCGGCGACCACGGCCCTGCCGGTCGCGTCGGAGGTGAGCGGATCGCCCACGGCGACGGCGCCGCCGAACTCGACCTCGACGGCGCCGGCCAGGTGCACCTCGCAGCGCCCGCCGGAGGCGGCGCCCAGGTTGTCGGAGATGCCGGTCAGTTTGTCGGTGGCCGCGGCGCCCACGACGACCGTGTTGTCGTCGGACTGCTTGACGATGCGGTAAGCGGCCACGACCGCCCCAGCGACGAAACTCTTGGTCAGCAACGGATTGTGCATGTGCCCTCCTCCTTGGCGTGTGGTGCGGGGGTTCCCGCGTTATTTGCCCTTCGTCACATGGCCGACGGCCGCCGTGACGGAAATCGTACGGCCGGCCTTGGCTTCCGAATCCTGGAACTCGATCGCCGCGGCGGCGATCGCCTTGGGGTCGGTCAAGTCCGCACCGCCTTCGCCCCGGCGCGCGAGCTCGACGAACTCCACCTGTCTGGGCAGCGCCTGGAGGAAGGCCTTGAACTTCTCGCCGGAGGATGCCTTTCCTCCCTCGGAGAACTCGAACTCCCCGGCGCCGTGGAGGACCTCCATCAGGTCGAGCACGACGGCTCGCTGCGCAGGCAGCAGGCGCGCTTCCCGTGCCAGGCCGTCGCAGAAGGAGGCGGCCTCCGCACGGCGGCGATCGGTGCGCTCCTTGTCCAGGTCGGCCTGCAGCTTCCGGTTCTGCGCCGTGAGCGCCGCGTCCGCCGGGATCTCCGCGACCGCGGGGGCGGCCATGGACGAGACGGGCGCGGCCGAGGGGGCGGGCGACTCCGGGATCCACTGCTTGAGCTCGTCCAGGTCGTAGTTCGAGACGATCTTGTCGGCGTCCTCGACCCCGAACTTCTCGATCATCCACTCGCGCAGAGAGGTCAGCACGCGGCCGACCACGGGGATGCGGTAGTCGGAAAAGTCCCGGTGGGTCACTTCCGCGGCGGCGGCGGGCGGTTCCTCCGAGAAGGCGGCCTCAACGTCCGTCTCGAGCGTGACCGAGTCTGGGTCCGCGAACGCGCAATCCGCCAGGCCCTTGACCGCCGGCGGCGCCGCGCCCAGGAACCCGACGTGCCGCAGCGAGCGGTCGGGGAACAGCGAGACCGAGCGCTTCTTGAAGAGCCCCTGGTTCACCATCGCGACGAACTCCGGGACCAGGTCCTTGAACTCCGCGACGAGGGTCTCCCCGACGCGCTTTAAGGCCTTCACCCAGCCGTAGGCCGGGGCGTTGTCCTTGGGATGGCCGATGGTGACTGGCGCCTCGTGCCGGGCGGGATCGTAGGCGGCGGCGATCGCGTCCAGGTCGGGCCCGGTGAAGGTGTGGGGGTTCCCCGCGCTGTCCTGGAAGGTGCCGGTTTTGAGGATCTCGACCCATTTCCTCGGCATGGATTACGTACCTCCGTGGCGTTTTCTTTCGGCTCTTCGGTGCGGTCGTGGTGTCCGTTACCCGAAATTGTAGGCGGGTTGCAGTGCACGGTTTGGCAAACCGTGCACAAAATTTAGTGCACGGTTTGCCTAACCGTGCACAACTCCTCTGCCACAATTGCCGGTAATACATCCCCTTCCGGAGGGCTCGAATGCCAACGTGGATCATCGAGTTGATCAAGTACGCCGGCTTCCCCGCCCTGGTGTTCGCGATCTGGTACCTGTACCACGAGTCTCAGGTCAAGGCCTTCGGGGAGAACATGAAGCTCCAGGTGAAGGTCTTCGAGGCGATCAGCGCGGGGCAATCCAAGCGCGAAGACCAGAACTACGAGCTCTTAAAAGAGATGCTCGAGATCTCCCGGTACCAGGCGGCGATCCTCGCCCGCATGGACAACAAGATCGATACGAACCAGTTCTGCCCCCTCATCAAGGAAAAAACGACCGGGTAAAGGAGACGCCGCATGCGCATGGAAATCCTGGCCGCCAAGGGCCAGCTCGCCGAGCACAAGAAGAAGTACCGGGAGTTGGACATCGATGCCTCCGGCCTGGTGGAACACATCCGGATGACGCTCTCCCCGTACGAAAGAGACGTCACGGAGCTGCAAATCGACAAGGCCGCGGCTTCGATGAAGCGCCTTGTGGAGACCGTCAACAACATGCGGGAACTTAAAATCCGGATCGCCAAGCTGGAGGCCGACCTTGGCTAAAAAGGCGATGTACTACGAGGAGGCCGAGCGCCGCTACGTCGTCGACCAGATGACCATCGCCGAGATCGCCTCCCGCCTGCGCCTCTCGGAAAAGACCGTCTGGTCGTGGAAGGAAGAAGGCCAGTGGGAGAAGAAACGCCGGCAGCACCTGGACGAGAAAAAGGCCTTCCACGAGGAGCTCTACGTCTTCGCCCGGAAGCTGCTCTCCTCCATCACCGCCGACATGGACTCGGGCGAGAAGGTGGACACCGGGCGGCTCTACACGCTCGGGCGCTTGATCCCCATGCTGACCAAGACCAAGGAGTACGAGGAGACGGTCAAGGCCCGGGAGGCCAAGGGGGACAAGCCCGCGCAGATCACCGAGGACGTGGTGAAGCTCATCGAGCGCGAGGTGCTGGGCCTTGGCGGAGAGTAAATATTTCCTGCCGTACCAGGCGCGGTGGCTCGCCGACGAGTCCCCCATCAAGCTGTGGGAGAAGTCCCGGCGGATCGGAGCCACCTACGTCCAGAGTTACGAGGACGTGCGCGACTGCGTGCGGAAGACGGTCCCCGCGGTCTGGTTCTCCTCCGCCGACGAGTCGGCCGCCAAGGAGTACATCGGCTATTGCGAGAAGTGGGCGCGCATGTTCCACGTGGCCGCGGAGTCCCTCGGACTGGTGGTCATCGACAGCGATAAGGATGTGAAGGCGCTCGTCATCAAGCTCGCCAACGGCACCCGCATCCATGCGCTCTCCAGCAACCCCAAGGGATTCCGCTCCAAGGGCGGCAAGGTGGTGCTCGACGAGTTCGCCTTTCACGACGATCCGGCCAGGATGTGGGCGGCGGCCAGGCCCTGCATCACCTGGGGGTTCCCCTTGCGGATCCTGTCCACCCACAACGGAAAGTCGAGCCTGTACTACCGGTTCATCGAGCGTATCCGCAAAGGGCGCCTGAAATGGTCGCTCCACTCCACGCCGATCGAGACGGCCGTCTCGGAAGGGCTGGTCGATAAGATCCTCGGCCATTCGACGACCGACGCGGAACGCGAGGCGTGGCTCTCCGAGCTGCGCGAGAGCTGCGTCGACGAGGACGCCTGGAACCAGGAATACCGGTGCGTTGCGATCGACGCGACCACCGCGTTTTTCACCTACGACCTCATTTCATCGTGTGAGATGGACGATCTCCTGATGGATATCGAGGACCTCACCGGAGATCTCTTCCTGGGTATGGACATCGGCCGGAAAAAGGACCTTTCCGTCATCTGGCTCCTCGAGAAGTTGGGCCGAGCCAAGTATACGCGCAGGGTCGCGGTCATGGAGAAGACTCCCTTCTCCGTCCAGAAGAAGGTCCTCTTTCCGCTGCTGGAACACCGGCTGCTGCGTCGTGCCTGCATCGACGCCACGGGGATCGGACTGCAACTTTCTGAGGAGGCCCAGGAGGCGTACGGTCAGTACCGCGTGGAGGCGGTCACCTTCTCCGGGGCGGTCAAGGAGGCGATAGCCTACGAGCTCAAGACCGGCTTCGAGGACAAGGCCATCTTGATTCCGCCCGATCACCTGATCCGCGAGGATCTCCACTCGGTCAAGAAGATCACGACCGCGGCGGGCAACATCCGGTTCGACGTCGCGGCGGAGGAGAAGACCGACTCCCACGCCGACCGGTTCTGGGCGCTGGCTCTGGCCAACCATGCGGACACCCGGGAGGCCGGACCGGTAATGGTGGCTACCGCCGGAAGGCGGTCGGTCAGGGAGCTTTCATTCGGGTATTAACGGCCGTTCGAAGGGGACGAAAACCATGGCAAAAGGCATCTGGATCAACGAGCGGGATTTCGTATCGTTCGGCGAGAAGGGCGACTCCCTCTTCCGGGAGATCGCCACGCGGAACGGGGCGATCGACTTCTACTCCCTGGGGATGTACCTGCCCGATCCGGACCCGGTCCTGCGGAAGATGGGCAAGGACCAGAAGGTCTATCGGGAGCTCACAACCGACGCCCGCGTGGGGTCGAACATCGCCAGCCGCAAGGCGGGAGTGCTCTCGATGGAGTGGGGGATCGACCGGGGCAAGGCCAAGTCCGGCGCCGCCAAGGCGATCTCCGGGCTCTTCGCCGGGTTGAAAGTCAACCGGATCCTGTCGCAGATCCTGGACGCCGCCTACTTCGGGTATCAGCCGCTCGAGGTCCTCTGGGAGAACGCCGGCGGCCTGATCCTGCCCAGGGACGTGGTCGCCAAGCCAAGGGAGTGGTTCGCCTTCGGGCCCGACAACGAGCTGCTCCTGCGGACCAAGGCTTCCCCCAACGGCAGCCCGGTGCCGGAGAAGAAGTTCCTGTGCCCCGTCTTCAACGGATCCTACGAGAACCCGTACGGGGAACGCGTGCTGTCGCGGTGTTTCTGGCCGGTGACCTTCAAGAAGGGCGGCCTCAAATTCTGGGTGAACTTCGTCGAGCGGTTCGGCACCCCCTGGATCATCGGAAAGCTCCCGCGGGGTACGGACAAAGCCAAGACCGACGACCTGGCCGATCTGCTGGAGGCCATGGTCCAGGACGCCGTGGCGGTGATCCCCGACGACTCCTCCGTGGAGATCATCGAGGCCGCCGGCAAGGGGGCCTCCTCGGACCTGCATCGGGCGCTGGTGGAGTGGTGCAACTCGGAAGTCTCCACGGCGATCCTGGGCCACGCGGGCGCCTCGGAGTCCACGCCGGGAAAGCTCGGCGGCGAGAACACCGCCGGCGACGTGAAACAGGAGATCGTCGACGCCGACGCGAACATGGCGATCGAGACGGTGAACACGCTCATCGGCTGGATCCACGAACTCAACTTCGGAGCGGCTTCCGAGTCCCCGGCGTTTTCCATGTGGCAGGAGGAAGACGTCGATCTCGATCTGGCCACCCGCGACAAGACGCTCACCGAATCCGGGGTGCGGTTCTCCCGGAAATACTTCACGAAGGCCTACGGCTTCGAGGAGGAGGACATCGCGGAAGTGTCGGCGCCCCCCTCGGGGATCCCGCCCGCGCCGCCGCAGCTCCCGGCGGAGTTCTCCGCGCACCGCCGCCACTGTCCCCATTGTTCCGGAGCCCAGTTCGCGGACGCGGAAAAGACAGGGGCGCCGCCGTTCCCGGACCAGGTCGCGATCGACGACCTGGTCGAGTCGATTCCTCCCGAGGAGCTCCAGGCGCAGATGGAAGGGATCTTGAAGCCGGTCCTCGATCTGATCGGGAAGGGAAACAGCCCGGAGGACATTCTGTCCGCTCTTTCCGAGGCGTATCCGAACATGCGGGACGACGCCCTGGAGCAGATGCTCACTCGGGCGATCTTCGTATCCGAAGCCTGGGGACGGCTCAATGCCGCAAAAGATTGACCTGGGATACGCGTTCACGCTCCCGCCGGAGAAGGCGGTGGAGTACTTCGCCTCCAAGGGGTACCGCTTCTCCTGGGACTGGAAGGATACGTGGCAGGAGGCGCACGCCAAGGCCTTCACGGTCGCCAAGGCGATGCGGATGGACGTCTTGCAGGACCTTCGCGAGGGCGTAGGAAAGGCGATCGCCGAAGGGACCACCGAGCGGCAGTTCATCAAGGACCTCACCCCGAAGCTGCAGGCGAAGGGCTGGTGGGGGAAAAAGCTGGTCGGGGACGGTGCCGGCGGGGCGACGCAGGTGCAGCTGGGCTCTCCCCGGCGCCTGAAGACGATCTACCGGACGAACCTCCAAAGCGCTTACATGGCCGGGCGTTGGAAGGAGATGGAGGAGAACAAGGACGCCAGGCCGTACTGGCAGTACGTGGCGGTCATGGACGCACAGACCCGCCCCTCCCACGCGGCCTTGAACGGCCTGGTCTTCCACGCGGACGATCCGTTCTGGGATAGCTTCTATCCTCCCATCGACTGGGGTTGCCGCTGCCGCGTTCGCGCTCTCTCCAAGGACCGCCTCGAGGCGAAGGGGCTCGCGGTGCAATCCTCCGAGGGGAACCTGCGGGAGGAGGACGTCGTGGTGTCAAACCGCACTGGAGAGGTGCGCCCGGTCGCCAGGTACGCGAATCCGAAAACCGGAGCGGAGGTTTCCCCGGGGCCGGGCTTCTCCTTCAACCAGGGCAAGGCCGCCTGGCAGCCGGATCTGGAGAAGTACGACCTCGACGTCGCCAGGCAGTACCTCGAGGGAGCGGTGACGGGGCCGGACTTCGAGCGGTTCTTTGCCGGCAAGGTCGGCGGGACATTCCCGGTGGCGGTGCTCGACGAGCCGTACCGTAAAGCGATCGGCGCGAAGTCGCAGACGGTGCTGCTCTCCGGCGAATCCCTCGCCAAGAACGCCGCGAATCACCCCGAGCTGAGCCTGGCCGACTATCAGGCGCTGCCCGACGTCATCGGAAAGGCGCAGCTCGTCGTACAGGATGGACGGCAGACACTTGTGGTCTTGCGCGTCGGGAAAAAATTCTACTTCGGCGCCATCAAGACGACGAAGAACCAATCGGAAAATTATCTGACGTCGTTCCGCCCGGCGAGGGAGAGCGATATTGCAACGATTCGCGGAAAGGGGAAGGTCATCCGGGATGATCTGTAACAGGCCCTGGGGAGGACTCCCACACCCCTCCAAATGCTCTCGGGCGTGGCTTGCGCCACGGAAGCACGGCCGGGAGATTCACCGCGTCGCCAGGGCCAACTGTCATTTTGCACCTTCGGCGGGAGGAGATCAAGCGTGATCGAGATCCGGATCGACGACCGTGAGCTCACCCGGACGCTGTCGCGGCTTGGGGCGAAGATGAAAAACCTGACGCCGCTCATGCGGCAGATCTCCGAGATCATGAAGGACGCCGTGGAGGAGAACTTCGAGCAGGGAGGACGCCCGCGCTGGACACCGCTGAAACCCTCCACGATCGCCCAACGGCAGCGCGAGGGGAAATGGCCCGGGCAGATCCTGTTGAAGAGCGCCGGCGGCCTGGCGGCGTCGATCTCCGCGGGGTACGACGATCGGAAAGCGTGGGTCGGGTCCAACAAACCATATGCCAGGATCCATCAGCTCGGGGGGAAGACCCGGCCGCACACGATCCGGCCGATCGGCAAGAAGGCGCTTGCCTGGGCGGGAGGAAGGCATCCGGTAAAGGTCGTACAGCACCCCGGGTCGGACATCCCCGCGCGGCCGTTCCTCGCCCTTGCGGAAGACGACAGGAGGGAGATCGTCCAGACGGTGAAGCGATACCTCGAGGGAGCGAAGTGATCGCGCCAGGCCGGCTACCGCTACGGGTTCAGCTGACCGCATTTCATGGCCCGATGCGTCCTTGTCCGCCGGGACCAGAAACGCTCTCTGATATCTCTTTGGTTTCGGGATCCCGAGGTGCGATTGCTCCGTCATCCTCGGGCATTGTGCCCTCTGGGGCGTCGTTCCCTTTACGTGTCCGAAGTGCCTTTGCCGCTGCTTTCGCCACCTTTCTCCGCGCAGCCTCGGCCTTCTCCCCGTCGAGCACTTCCCGCTTGATGACGTCCTGCTTCAGAAGGTCCCGTATCTCCTCAACCCGAAGCCGGACATCCGGTGAAAGCTTGCGGAGTTCTCTACGCATGACATCGAGAACGGGATCGCTGAGCAATACCGCACCGAGATGGAATTTGCTCGTCGCCTGGATCTGGTCATGATACGCGTACAACCCAGACTTGAGCATGCTCTCGCGTGTGAGGAGGAACAGGTTCTCGATGTTCGACGTGTTTTTGGAATTGAGGGTGAGAAAGTCGATGTCCAGCACGAGCTCCGCACTGATCGGCTTGGAGAAAACGACCTTGTAGACCCGCCACACATTTCCGCTCGTGAGTGCGGCCCACTCTATGCCCTGGTTGGCCGCGTAATCAACGGCCTGCTTGACATGGGCGTCCTTCAGATCCAGGCCGATCGCTTTAACCTCGACGATCATCTGAAACTTCCCGTCGATCCGCGTGGCCAGGTCGCAAAAGGTCCCGCGAATGCACAGTTCGCGCGTTACCTCGCTGTATTTATCGTACCCGAAGAGGTCCGCGAGCATGTCCGAAACAATGACGGAGGTGTCCGATTCGTTAACATCGCGCGTCTTTGCTGCCACAAGGATGGGCTGATAGCGCTTGAGTCCACAGGACAGACGTTCTGCAATTCTCACAGGAACCGCCATGACACCGACCTCCCCGCCTCTTTATTTGGCACTCTCTTATACGACATTTCTCCCGTGCCAGATCACGCGACCGATGACCGCGAAGCATTCGTCCTCTCGCGGATCCACTTCCGTGGGCGGATAGGCCGGATTTTCGCTCCGGAGCGCGTACCGCCCGTTTGCAAGCCCCTGGATCCGCTTGACCAGAATCAGTTCTCCCAAGCGGACGACATAGAGCCCCTCGTATCGGATCTCATGGGTTTCCTCGATCAGGACGACATCGCCGGAACGAATCAGCGGCTCCATCGACTCGCCGATCACCGGCAGCACGCGGAGCGAGGAGATGTTGGCGCGCAGTTCGGCCTTGATCCATGTGGTCTTGAAGGGCAGGAACTCACGGACGCTCTCGTCGATCGGAATCTTGCCGGCGCCAGCGGAGGCCTCCACGTTGTAGAGGGGGATCAGGGTATAACTGGAAAAGCCTGCCGCACGTTCCAAAGATACATCGCCTTCGAGCAGCCATTCCACCGATTTATTATGCAACCGTCCAATTCGCAAGAGAATATCGGCGTCCGGAACCATACCGCGCTCATATTTTGTCACGGTTGGCTGTGTAACGCCTATCTTTTCGGCATATTGAGTCTGGTTAAGGTCTCCCCTTAATTTGCGAACGCGATCACCGAAAGAGGGATTTTTGTATGTCTCCATATTCGCTAACGCATTTTTCCTTGACATATTATTCGCAGGCGCATACCATCTGGTTCATAGATGTTTAGGAAAAGGTTTAACGCATATCGGAGGGGAATGCAAGCGGTGAAGAAAACGGGCCACAGAGAAGCGATTAAAACACTCCGCCGTCGCGGCATGACCGTCAGCGGTTGGGCCCGGACGCACGGCTACAAACCTGACTCCGTCTTCAAGATCCTCTACGGCATTTTCGGCAACCCCGGCCCCACCGCAAAGGCGATCCTCTGGGACATGGAGAAGGAAGGGCTCCTCAAGAAAACCGATCCGCCGGAGGGGACACGTGTCCGTAAATCAGCCTGACGCCCAACTCTGCGAACGCGACTACATCGACTTCCATGCCTTAAGCACTCTCACCGGCTGGTGCGTTCCCTCCATCAAGAAAATGAAGCTGCGGGGAAAGTTCGCCAGGATCCATTACATCGACTCCCCGAATGGGGGCGGCAACGGCGGAAAGAAATGCCTCGTCCACATCACCGACCCGGCCATCCCCGCGGACGTCCGCGCGGCCTACTTTACCGAGGTGATCCGCCGGGAGTGTGCCGCCCCGACCCCGGCCGAGGATCTCGCCGGCATCGAGATCGAATCGAATGTCTACGCCTCCCTGCCCTCCTGGGCGAGGGGTAAGGTCGATAAATACCTCTCGATCATTTCCGCCGGCGCCGGCATGAAGGGCGCCGCGCTGCGCGCCTTCGTCGGCGAGTGGAACGCGAAGAACCCCGGCAACCGCACCTCCTACCAGCGCGTCGTCGCCGCCCGGAAGATCTATCGGGAGAGGGGCGTCATCGGCCTGGCGGGCAAATGGGGGCGCCTGGCGAACCGCAAGGGAACCGCCCCCGCGATTCGCGACGAGTGGTTCGACTATTTCAAGACGGCCTTCCTTATAGAAGGCGGCCCCTCCCTGAAATCGTGCTGGCTGAAGACCGCGGGGTTCGCCCGCCGCGGTGATTCCTCCTTCGACCTGGAGACCTTCCCGTCGGCGATCACCTTCCTGCGCCGGCTGGAAAGCGAGATCCCCGAGGAGACGATCTACCTGGCGCGGCACGGCCGGGCCGACTGGAACCGCCGGTACGCTTCCTATATAGAGCGGGACTTGAGCGCCCTTGCGGCGAACGAATGCTGGGTCGGCGACCATCACCAGGCCGACATCGCCGTCCGGCTGCCGTCCGGCAAGGTCATCTTCCCCTGGCTGACCGGCTGGATCGATTTCAAGACGACGAAGGTCTTGAACCTTTTCCCCCATCCGGAAGCGCCCAACTCCGACCACATCTTCCTCTCCTTCTACCGGGCGGCCCGCCGGTTCGGCCTTCCCACCGACCTCTACATCGACAACGGCAAGGATTACCGGGCCAAGGACTTCGCGGGCGGGCGCACCTATCTCCACCGGGTCGCCGCGAACGAGGGCAAATCAACCGCCATGGTCGCCCAGCTCGGGATCGAGCCGCACTTCTCGCTTCCGTACCGCGCGCAGTCCAAGACGATCGAGCGGACCTTTTTGAAGTTCAAGGAATGGGTCTCCAAGGGGCTGCCCGGCTACCGGGGCGGCAACACAGTGGAGAAGCCGGAGAAGCTCGCCGAGGAGATCCGCACCGGGAAGATCCTCGAGTGGGACCAGTTCGTCGCCCTCCTCGCTTTCGCCGTCGAGCGGATCCTCAACCGGATGCCCTCCGACGGGAAAGCCCTCTGCGGGATGTGCGCCGACGAGGCCTGGGAGAAGGAAGCCCCGGTGCCGCGGATGGTGGGCGCAGACGCCTTGAAGCTCTTCTGCATGCGGACGAGCAAGCCCGTCACCATCGGGCGCAACGGCGTGCGGGACTCCGAGATCGGCCGCACCTACTGGGGCGAGTGGATGGTCGCGATGAAGGGCTCCAAGGTCTACCTGCGCCGCGATCCGGAAAGCTACCAGGACGCGTGGGCCTTCCGGGCGGAGGACGACGAGTATCTCGGTCAGGCCGTGATCGCCGAGCAGGTCGACGCCCTGGCGAGGACGCCCCAGGCCAAGGCCGCCCTGAAGGAGGCGCAGGCCCGCAACCGCCACCGCGAAAAGATGGTCCGCTCCTTCCTCCCGGATCCGGAAGCGATGCCCGCGCCCCAGATCGCCCTGGAGGATTTCGCGGCGGGGATCCAGGCGGTGAACGAGCGGCGCGGCTACATCCCCTCGGACCGTACGGGCGCCGTCGTCGAGCCCGCGCGCACTGCGATGGACGAAGTGATCGCACGGCGCCGCGAGATGGAGCGGGCCGGGACGATGGACATCTCCGCGATCGTGCCGATCGCCCCCGCAAGGAAGAAGCTCTACATGTTCGAGTCGGATAAGCGGGCGGCGGAAGGCCAGTCCTGACAAACGGAAGGGCCGCCGCCGGCGGCCCGGAAAGGAGTGAAGCATGCGTGACCTGCAACAGGAACTGAGAAACTTGATGGAGGAGCTGGCGCTGTCCCAGGCCGTGGTGGCACGCGCGCTTGGGTGTTCGAGCTCCGCGCTCTCCCAGTGGCTCTCCGGCATCTACAAGGGCGATGTCCCGAAGTTCAACGAGGCGGTAAAGGGCTTTCTACAACGCCAGAAAGAGCGTTCGAAGAGCCGTAAAAAGGTGGTCGAGTTCGTCATGACCTCCACGGCGACCCGGCTCTTCGAGGTGGCCCGGACCTGCCACCTGGACGGCGAGATCGGCGTGGCCTACGGGGAGGCGGGGATCGGCAAGACCCTGGCGGCCAAGGCATATGCATCCCGCAACTCCGACGTGATCCTGGTCGAGGCGGATCTCGGGTACACGGCCCGGTCCCTGTTCACCGATCTGCATCACCGCATTGGCCTGGACGGCACGGGCACGGTCCACAACATGTTCGACGACGTGGTCGGCAAGCTCTCCGGCTCCGGCCGCCTCATCATCGTCGACGAGGCCGAGCACCTGCCGTACCGCGCGCTGGAACTCCTGCGGCGGGTCTACGACAAGGCGGGGATCGGGATCCTCCTGGTGGGCATGCCGCGCCTGGTCCACAACCTTCGGGGGAAGAAGGGCGAATACGCCCAGCTCTACTCGCGCGTGGGGATCGCCGCGAACCTGCAGCGGCTCCAGGATGTCGACGCCGAGGCGATCGTCAAGACCGCCCTGCCGCAGAGCAACGGCCTCTGGAAGGACTTCCTCCGGGAGAGCGGCGGGAACAACCGCCGGATGAACCTCCTGATCGTCCGATCCGTCCGGATCGCCGAAGTCAACGATACCCACATCACGCCCGAGATCATCCACCTCGCGGCGAAGATGCTGATCATCTGAATGGGGGCGGACGTGATCCTGAAAACCTGCGCGTGCGGCCGATCTCTCGACGAGGCCCACGTCCTGTCCCACCTGGTGGGGATCCAGTATGGGGTCGGCGGCGTGGCGTTGATCCTGTTCGACTGCGTGTGTCGGTCCACCCTGGCGATCTACCGTGCGACGGCCCCCGACGCGGTCCGGGAGGCGTCCTTCCGGTTTCAGGAAAGCGCGGATCTGTTCGAGGCCCTGGGATAAAGGAGAACTGCCATGACCCGTTGCATGATCAAAAACGGAATTCCTGCCGCAGGATCCGACGGCAGAACTCGGCCGGTGGAATCGGGATCATGGCGGAGATTCCGTCGGCACGGATCTTCTTTAACAGCGTGGAGCCCGTGTGAACCCGATCCAGGAGTAAAGCCAATATCCTTTCGTCGGCTCTTAAAAAGGTTCTCCCAAGAGCTGCGTCGTCATCGCACGCAAATATCTCGTCGATCAATCGATCCACGTCCGCCCGATGCTCTTCCCGAAGGGAGTTGAGATGGCCGGACTCCTCAAACCTCTTAAGCATTCCCGCGACGGTGTCGCGGCCGAGGCGGCACCTCGTCAGCAGGAATTCAAAAACCAAGTTGTTCCACCAATGGAGCATTTCCTCCGCTGTTACAACGGGGGATTTCATGGGCTCCTCCGGCCTTCGGTGTGAGCGGCACACGCCAATATAACAAGGAGAATGCAATGGCGACAGCGACAAAGAAGATCAAGCAGGACGCGGTGAAGTTCCCGGTGCCGCAGACGCACGACCAGGTCGTGGAAGCGATCGCGGAGATCGGCCGGCGGCAGCGGGAGCGGGACCGGATCCAGGCGGACATGAACGACGAGCTCGCGCGGATCAAGGAGCGGTACGAGGAAGAGGGGAAGCCCCACGCCGACGCGATCCGCGCTCTCTCCGACGGGGTGCACCTCTACTGCGAAGCCCACCGGGACGAGCTCACCCAGGGAGGCAAGACCAAGACCGCGAACCTCTCCTCCGGAGAGATCCGTTGGCGGATGCGTCCGCCCTCCGTCGTCCTCAAGGGAATCGACAAGATCATCGAGGCGCTGCGGGCGTTCGGGCTTGCCCGGTTCATCCGGACCAAGGAGGAGATCGACAAGACCGCCATCCTGGCCGAGCCCGAGGCCGTCAAAAACGTCCGGGGGATCCGGATCGTCCAGGACGAGGACTTCGTGATCGTTCCGTTCGAGACCTCCCTCGAGGAGGTCGCCTGAAAGGAGGAAGCCGTGGCCGCGATCGACGGGATCCAGATCAAGCTGATTCACGTCCTGAAAGGCGCGCTGCGCCTTGACGACGCCACGTACCGGGAGATGCTCGCCGCCCGCTTCCGGAAGACTACCTCGAAGGATCTTACCCACTCTGAGGCGGCGGATCTCATCGCCGAGATGGAGGCGCACGCCGTCTCCCAGGGCGTGTGGCGGCGCAAGGAGCGGCGGAAGAAGTACGACCGGTACGGCGACCGTCCGGGATTCGCGTCGCCGAAGCAGCTCCGGATGATCGAAGGGATGTGGAAGGACGTCTCCCGCGCGACCACGGCCGAGGGCCGCACGATCGCGCTGCGGCATTTCCTGCTGCGGATCGTCGGCGTGGAGGACCTGCGGTTCCTCGAGCCCGAGCACGTCCGCAAGGTGGTCAACGCTCTGAAAACCATGAAAGCGGCCAAGGCCGCATGAAAGGAGGACCAGCCATGAAACAGACCACGACCGTTTACAGCCAGCCTTCGGAGAAGGGGCGTCCGGGGTTATTGGTCGCCGTCGCCGACAAAACGCTGCAGGAGTTGATCCACGTCGGAGCGATCGTCCAGGAGAGGATCCGATCGTTCGAGCCGGCCCTGAAAGCCGTCGAGGACGCCATCGCGGCGGCGGCGGTCGAGCGCCTCGAAGACGACGGCGAGGTCGTCTTCGACACCCTGAACGGTATGCGCGCCCGCGTGCGCGTCGAGTACTCCTGGGAGATCCCGCCGGAGAACGTTTCCTCCCTGCAGGAGCTTCTGGGCGATCGGCACGACCTGGTCGAACGTGAGGTCATTGTACGGCCAACGCCGGAGCTCATCGCCATGGCGTGCGACGGCGATCGCGGGTATGAGATCCGTAGGCACCTTTCGATCCGCCGGAAGGCGCCGAAGGTGACGATCGTCGCCGAGGACCACGGGGAGACGGGGGCCGGGACATGACTCCGCGCGCAGAGTACGCCGAGCTTGTTTCACGCTCGAAGATCCTCGGAAGCGCCGTTCTCCTGCTGTTTCTCTCCATGGCGCTGCTCCTGGTCTCCGCAGCGACGCTGTTCTTGACGACCTTCATTACCGCCTTCCGGACGTGGCGTGGCGTCATCGACCGGATGACGACCAGGGTCACCATCGAGAGGACCGCATGACGACCGTCGTTCGCGAGGGAAGAAGAGCCTGCAACGCCCGCTGCTACAACGGCCGCAGGACGAAGCGGTGCCGATGCGTCTACGGCGGGGATTTCCACGGGGTGGGATACGACCAGGCGATGGCGATCGCCGATGCGCGCAAGAAGCAGATGAGCCTGTTCCAGGACGGGGAGTTTGCCCTTCGGGAGTGGGCGTGATGGCCGGCTGCCCCTTCACCCGCAAGCCGGAGAACTGCGTGCGGCGCCAGTCGTGGCTGCCGATGTCCAGCGACTGCCGTGTCTGCGACTTCCGCGGGAGGGGGATGACGCAAGCCGTCCCGCAGGAGAAGGAGAGCCGTAAAGTAAACGATGTCGTACAAACGACCACAAACGGTATCAAAGAGCACCGGTTGCGAACCAATGAAAAGAATGACCACCACGAAAAGGAGGAGAACAGGATGGATGCGACGAAGAAGGATCTGGTCCTTAGCAAGATCCAGGAGCACAAGGCCATCACCCGGGGCGCCTTGGCCGGCATGATCCGCCTCAAGAAGGAGGAAGTTGAACCCATCGCCAAGGTCCTCGAGGCGGAAGGGAAGATCAAGACGTGGCCCGGCAAGCGCAGCGACAGCATGATCTACACGACCCCAAACCTTCCCAACCCCCTGGAAGAGATCGACGGCAAGAAGCCCGCCGCGAAGAAAAAGGCGGCGCCCAGGGCGGCCGGCAAAAGTCAGCGAAACGTCAACAAGCGTCAAATTGACAATTCACCGTCCGCGCCTGCCCCCGGCAGTCCTCCGCCGAAAAACGGGGAGGGGCGCACGGAATTTCCGGGCGACCTGGCGGGGTTCCGCCGGGTCCAGGACCAGTTCAACACCCTGGTCTCCGCCCTGGTCCACCAGGACGGCGAGGAGATCGAGGAGGTCCTGGACGAGATGGCGCTCGCGGCGCTCTCCTGGCGGCGTGATCGGAGGGCGACGGCATGAGGCAGATCGTCGCTTCCGACCCCGAGCGCGGGGTCTTCCTGCGGATCGAATACACCGGCCGGCTCGCCATCCGGCGCACGTACGCGCACGGGACGAAGGAGGCTCCGCCCCTGTTCATTTCAAGGCAGGAAATGCTCGGCCTGATGCGCGTGACGGAGGTCCCCCGCCCGCCAAAGCGCAAGGGGCGGCCATTCCCGGCGGCGGTGGTGGCGGGATGACCAACAAACAAACGGAAGCGCAACTCGAAGCCGACCAATGGAACAGTCGGTACCCCATCGGCATACCCGTGGAAGTCACCCGGGACAACGGGGAGAAGTCGCTCACCTGCACGCGTTCGATCGCATGGGAAGTCTGTGGCCGGGCGGTGGTCCTTCTGGAAGGCATCGGGGGCGGCTACCTGCTCAGCCGCGTTCGGGCGATCGAGGAGAAGATGGAGTTTTTCGAAGCGGTCTATTCGGACATTACGATGAAGGTCGAAGACAAGATCCACTGGCTGTACAAGTCGTGTCAGCACCTCAACTCTCTTCTAAAGAAGGAGGAATCGATGGAAGGATTCACGGAAGGAAGGATGGTGCATTTCGTGATGCCGGACGGCGAACACCGGGCGGCGGTCGTCGTGCGGGTGTGGCGGCCGCAGGTGCCGGAACGGCTGGGCTACTGCAACCTCTCGGTGTTCACCGACTGGGGCAACGACGGTCCGGGCAACGAGACCGGCTTCCGGCGGGAAACCTCGATCCTCTACTCGGAGGCCAAGGAACCGGGGACCTGGCACTGGATTGAGAGGGAGGCCTGACGATGAAGATCACCGAGATCGTCGTCTCCGCGGGCCGTACGTTCAACCACCCATACGAGAACTTCTCCAACCTGCGTCCCCAGGTCACGCTCAAAGCGACCATCGAGGACCAGGACGACCCGCACGCCGCGGCGAAGGAGCTGCAGGGCAAGGCAGAGGCGCTGGTGGAAGACCACAAGCGGAGCATGCTCCAGACGCTCCACGAGCTCCACCACCTCTCGATGGCCAAGCAGGAAGCGTACGACGTCGAACGGAAGCTTTCGTCCCTCAACGACCGGCTCAAGGCGCTGCGCGAGGAGAACCCGCAGCTCGAGCTCCTGCCATGAAGTGGGAATACCTGCAGCCCGCCGACCGGCCGGTCGTGGACGGCCTGGAGAAGCACGAGGTCGTCTACGCGAAGGACCAGCCGGAGTACATCCCGCTCCGATGCCTCCGGGCCAACACCGCGATGCGGGAGGTGCTGTCCCGGTGGACCCTCACACCGGAGCAGCGGCAGATGGTCGCGGAAGGCGCGGACATTTTCCTCGAACTCAGTACGTTCGGCTACCCACTCCAGCCGATACGGATCCAGGTCTCGGCGGATCCCGAGCCGTGGTTCTTCGAGCAGCGCATGAAGCTCCAGCTCGCTTGCCGGTGCTTCGGTACGTGCAAGAGCCCTGACCGACCGCACCCCATGGATATCCCCGGACCGTCAAACCCACCGCGAGTTCCCGGAGATAGGCAGTACGGTTGAAGGCCGAAACGGGGGCATTCACCCCCGTCCGCCGGTGACGCCGGCGCTGAGGAGGCCGATAGAGGGAGCGACCGGACCGTGCTGGAACACGGCCCGGCCGCCCGACACACAGAGCAGACCTGTGAGCCAGGCCGAAGGCTCCCCCGCCACGTACGCGGCGCGGAGAGCCTACCACGACAACGCGGAGGCTCACAATGACGACGGTTCAACCATTCATCCCCTGGCTGGGAGGCAAGCGACGGTTGGCGAAACAGATCCTTCCGATGTTTCCGGAGCACACCTGCTACGTGGAGCCGTTCTGCGGCGCCGCGGCGCTGTTCTTCCTTCGCGAGGAGCCGGCCAGGGCGGAAGTCCTAAACGACATCAACCTAGACCTGGTGACCCTCTACCGCGTGCTGCAGCACCACCTCGAGGAGTTCGTCCGGCAGTTCAAGTGGGCGCTCAATTCGCGGCAGATGTTCGAGTGGGCGAAGGAGACGCCGCCGGCAACGCTCACGGACGTCCAGCGCGCCGCGCGATTCTACTACCTGCAGCGGCTCTGCTTCGGCGGCAAGGCGAAGGGCCACACGTTCGGCACCGCGACCACGAGCGGGCCGCGCCTGAACCTCCTTCGGATCGAGGAGGAGCTCTCCGCGGTCCATCTGCGCCTGGCGCGCTGCACGGTGGAGCACCTTCCCTGGCGGGAGTGCATCGAGAAGTACGACCGCCCGCACACCCTCTTCTACCTCGATCCGCCGTACTGGCTGACCGAGGGCTACGGCGTGCCGTTCGGCCTGGATCAATACGCGGCGCTGGCCGATACCTTAAACCGTGTCCAGGGGAAGGCGATCCTGTCCATCAACGATCACCCGGAGATGCGCAGGCTCTTTTCCCATTTCCGGATGAAGAGCCTGGGAATCACCTACTCCGTCAACAATCGCTCAGGCGTCGGATCCGCGGCGCGCGAGCTGATCGTGAGGAACTGGTGAAGATGCTGCGGCGGCGCGGCGTGGCGAGATGACACGCGGGAGGAGAAGCTTCCGGAGGGCCTCGATCGAGCGCCCGAAGGATCGCTCCAGTATGGCCCGGAGAGGCACGGGAAGCGCTTCGGACGCACGTGCGGCATCAAATCGCTCTCTGGCAGGGGCAGCCGGGGCGGGACCGGCCGCCGCCGCACCTAGAAGGGGAGATTGATGGCCGTCTACGTCGATCGCCTCCGGCAGTGGGGTTGCACGATGTGGAGTAAGAAGCACGCGACGTGTCACCTCCTGGCGGATTCATTCGAGGAGCTGGAGGCGTTCGCCCGGAAGCTCGGGATCCCGCATCGATGGCGGCACAGCGGCTCAAAGGAGCACTACGATCTGACCCGATCCTGGAGGAAGAAGGCCGTCGCGGCCGGAGCGATCGAGAGGAGATGAGCAGATGAAAGACGGTATGGTGGAGATCGACCTGGAGAAGATCCGGGCGCTCGCCAAGCCTTCCCACAACACCTGCCTCGGCACCGGCATCACCGGCGTCGTCCGCGGGACCAACATCCACAGGATCTGCCCGTGCGTCTGGCGGGCGCTCCGGAGACGGGGCGTCGTGAATGCGGAAGAATGGCGGTACATCCGGAAGGATCCTCCCGCGACGGGCGCGGTGTCGGCGGAGTGA